TCGTTCTTGGTGGTCATTGTTTGTCCCTAGAAATCTGTTTATTCCAATACGCTTTGCCAATATTCTCAAATCTCCAAATACAAAAGCAAGAGACATGTTTGGTGGAAGAGGAATATTTACAATTTCGCCAAATTATTGGAGAACTTGGTATGGAAATGAATTTGCAAGTTGGATAAATCCAGATAAGATAAATTTAGAATCTTTAGTAGCCGAAAAGGCTCCAGATTTGAATTTCCTTATAGATGATCATGATGTGGTCGCGGGTGAAGTTCAAAAAACCTATATTTCTGCCCACAAAGATCCAAATGTACATGGTTCTGGGTATTTTAGAGATTCGTTGATGTATTATCTGGCAGGAAATTATAATCTATACAGACCAGGATTAGTCAAGACTGAACTATGGCAATGGGATTTGAGTGGAGAAAGTGATTATGGATTGATCACTCCACCAGTAGATACTGAATATGAACCATTTGACCGAAACTTCTCTGTACAGTTTGTGGTTCATGGTAAGGGAATCCGAACATGTAAGGATATTGGATTGGAATGCGTGAATCCAAGTGCCATTCAGAATGGTCCTGTTCTTTCTGCTAGTGGATGTACTGCAAGTCCATATTGTAATTGCCCAGCGCAGTATAATATACCAATAGAAGCAGAACCAACATATCTTGAAATTCAAAAATTATATAATGAAATAAATGAATGCGCCCTGATAGAAAATGTAATGGGTAAAGATTACTTAGGTTGCGATTATAAAGATCCAAATTTACATTGTAGTTGTAATTGCCCAGAGCAAGGAAAACTTTATAATTCGTTTAATGCTATGACCAAAACATATGCAACTTTCTGGAACACTCCACCAGGAGTTCCTCTACAACGAAATGCGGAAATGGTACAATTAGAATCGCAAAAATTAAGACTAAACATATATCCAAATCCAAAGGTTAAAATTGGAAAGATTGTGGAGATATTTGATATAAATGACATACCAGAAAATACCAAATACAAATATAAATCAATTTCTGGAAGATGGATGGTATATGAAATTTTCCACAGAATGACTCCTTCTTCATATTCTATGGAAATTATATTGGTTAGAGATTCACTACCGTTTGATCCAGAGGAAGCACAAGCACCTACAAAAATATTGGACGCTAATAATTAATAAATAATAATATGATTAGTACCAGACCAAATTATACAGATTTACCATTTTTTCTTTCAAAAAATGCATTTACTGGAGACTTAAATACAGTAAAGGATCTTTCCGCAATTCGGCAAGCTCTTAAAAATTTGGTTATGAGTGATAATGGAGAAAGACCATTTAATTATGATTTTGGTTGTGGATTTTATAAAACTATTTTTGAAAACTATACAATGGAACTTATGATGGATATTCAACAAAAAGTATCCAGCAATATACGAATGTTTGAGCAAAGAGTGATTATCAATAATATAAGAGTTGTTGATGCCCCAAAGCAAAATGCAATAAATGTTTATATTGATTTTGGTCTGCCAGATGTTAATATTCAAGACACAATAAGTATAGCACTAACAAGGACAAGATAATGGCAACAAATAGCAACACACCAACAACACTTGGAAGTCTTGAGTTTTCCGAGATTAAGAAAAATCTAACAAGTTATTTGAAGAACCAATCTGTATTTTCTGGATATAATTTTGAAGGAAGTGCGTTACAGTCTGTCATTGATTTATTGGCATATAATACTTTTTATTATGCGTATTATGCCAACATGATCAATGCGGAAGCATTTTTAGACAGTGCTCAAAAAGAAGATTCTATAATTTCTCTTTGTAAACCTCTTGGATATACAGTTCCTGCTAGAACTTCCTCACGCGCATCTATACTTGTTTCTGGATTGTCTGGAGTAAATACAATTGCATCAGGAACTGTATTCCGTGTTTCAGATTCTAATGGAACTTCATATAACTTCTACACCTTAGAGGATATTCCAGTAGTAGATGGTCTTGCTTCTGCTTTTAATGTATATGAAGGAATAAATTATATTTCATTTGATGCTCTTGCAAATTTTGACTATGAAAATCAAAAAATAGCAATTGCTGCTACAACTGTAGATCTTGATACTGTTCAAGTTACAACAACAGATGAACTTGGAGTTGTTCAAGTCTGGAGCAAAGTAGGAAATATTGGATATACTTCCAGAATAAATGAAAATATCTACTTTATAGAAAGAACAAGTACTGGATTTGCGATTCTATTTGGATCCGTGAATTCAGTTGGAAAATCAATAGATTCTACCATAGAAAAATTAAATGTTCGTTACTTGACCTGTAATGGTTCTGCTCCGAATAGTCTTTCTGCATTTTCTTCCCCAACACTTAATGGTGTTGTTCAAGCGGTAAGTCAATCTTTTGGTGGTAAATCAAATCCAGATCTTGATGAAGTTCGTTTTATTGCTCCAAAATGGTTTGCTGCTCAAGAACGAGCAGTCACAGTCAATGACTATAAAGCATTGCTTCTGCAATCTGGGTATTTTGATTCTGATCAACAATTTAATGTATTTGGTGGTCAAGATCTGATACCACCAAAATATGGAAGAGTATTTATCAGCGCAAATCTACAAGTTGGAAATGAAGGCGATGATGAAAAAATAAGAGACATCATGAGTTTTCTCAAGGAGCGTAGCGTAATTACAATCTTCCCTGAATATGTAATAACTGAAGCATTAAATGTATATACTGATTTTTTCTTTGGATTGGGACCAAACACGACAAACGACGCAAAGACACGAACCAGTTTATTGGGATCGATTAAATCTTTATTCAAAGCAAACTACAGTGTAACTGGAAAATTCAATGTTTCATTTAGCGCATCGGATTTCATCTCTTTATTGAGAGGAAACTCAAGTACAGATATAAGCAACATTATTATTTCTCCTGATAATTTTACAAATTATGTAAGAGAGACTTTAGTTGCAGATAAAGAATATCTGTTTAACTTGGGAAATGAATTATATCTTCAACCAGGCGCTCCTGTGAATATCACGGAACCATTTGATACAGCACTGAACGCAGCTGCAGCTGGAACTAAATCCGTGCTAAAAATGTCAGTAAGTTCAAATTCATCCAAAAACAATAAAACAAATCTTCAGTTATATCACATAAATCAAACAACTGGAGAAGAAACTTTTGTTCCTGGAGATTATGGATATTTTATAGCAAACCAAGGTGTCATATCAATCAATAAAGGTTTGATATCAACAACAGCAATAATGAATGTCGTATTCGCGAAAAAGAGTTTTAATATAAAGTTCAATAACTTAGTAACTTTTGATTATAATACGGTAGCAATAGTCTAATGTTATCATCCTCACTAAACAAAAAAGTAGTAACTGTAGATAATAGTCTTGCTAGATTGTATGACACAATCAGTGAACTGAATTCTACTTTATTTAATAGTGTTTGTCCAACGAATCACGATATAACTAATCAAATACCATTGTGGGTTATATTTGAAAAAGAAAATAGAATATCTAATGGCAATAGTGGATTAAATCTTTATGATTTCCTTCAAAAATATTATGATTGGTTATATTGTGATGAAACTGCTGGAGCACAATATGAATTGTCCAAAAGATTATTAGATATAGTTGATGTTGAAAAAACTAGGAGTAAGTTTCTAGAGCGTTTAGCAGGTATATACGCAACTGGATTTGATGTAAATTCTCTAGAATCGTATGGTGGTCTGGTTCGCGAAGAAAACTTAAGAAAATTCATAAAAGGAATCAGAAGAACATTCTATCACAAGAAAACGACTGAAGATGGTATTCGTTATTTCTTTCAGACTCTATATGGAGTTGATGAAGAAGACATACAGATACAGGTTCCAAAAGAATTTATACTCAGACTGAATGGTGGAAAATTCTCAGATCCTAATTTTCTTTTCTCTGGTCAAACTGGAGGGTATACTGCTACAAATGCCTTAAGTGGAAGTTATCTCAATGGATCGCGGTTGCAAGATGGAAATTGGATTCAAGATTGGTCATATCTACTGAAGGTTGGAATTTCCTCCTCCAAGTATAAAGAAAATTATCTTGATATCGCTCATCCTGCTGGATTGAAAGTAGTTTTTGAAAAAACACTCGCAGATTATCAAGGTCCAACATTTGACGATAATGTTGCTACAATTTGCGATTCCGCGTATCTTAGAAATTATGCTCCGTATGGAATTTCTTTCAATTATTCATCATCTGGAGCAACATCATCAAATACTTACTGGTCTACTGTCTCTGGATTGACACTCATAGGTCTTGCTAGAAATACTGGTTGCTGTGGGGCAAGTTATTCTGGGTTCACTGGAACTAGTCATGTATTTCCAAACTGGTCTGGGCAATATTCTACAAGTAATTTTAAGGACATATATATCAGCACAATGTTTGAATTGTGCTATCCGACAGAATCTGGGGGATCTCCGAATTCTGGGTATGTTTGTAGTTAATTAGGAATTAAAATGAGCACTAAAAGCATAAATGTTAAAAACTTTGTAAAAGACGCTGGAGTAAAAAACCAACTCTTTGTCTTTGCTGGGTATAATCCAAATGTTTCGGTTTCTGAAGCAAATCAGAGTTCTATTGATCTTTGGAATTATTCTGATTTTTCTGTTCGTATTGGTAAACCAAATGTAATGCCCGTTGTGCCAAATGTAAAATGGAGTCAATCAAAACCATATACGCCATGGTCATCAGTCAACCCAAACTCTGGTAATTTTTATGCTTTAAATGAACAAAATGGATATGTGTATCTGTGTGTCAGTGACAATTTATCAAATCGTACAGATCATAATGGAACCGTGGTTTCTAATGTAAGACCAACCCACTCAGCAGGAATTGAAAGATATTCTGATGGATTTGCGTGGAAACCCTTATATAAGATCACTCCTTCTTTGGAAAAATTTGTATCAAATTCGTGGTTGCCAGTTGTGTCTTTTGAATTTTTTGATGCATCAACTCAAGATACATTTGGAAAGTTGACAAAGGCATTTTGCAGTCCAAGTTCACCTAGCAATATAGGTCAATGCGCTTTATATGCGAAGATCGCTTTGAATCAAGATGACGATGCAACAGTCATTGAATATGAAAAAGGAGACTTATTTTGTACGGCAAAAGATTTGTCATGCGCTCAATGTTATTATTTAACGGTAAATGACGATAAATATGAATCCGTATACTACGAAGATGGCGAAACAGTCCCACAAACAAAACAAATACTTGACAATTATGATTTAATTTCATCGTATATTGATACGGGGGAAATAAGTCCATCTTCTCCTTATTATTATTTGTATCAAATAAATGCTAATGACAATTTAAATGAAGGTGGTGTTGTATCTGCCTTTATTGATCTTTCTGGATTTAGTACATCTCAATTAATTACAACATCTTCAAATCCAGAATTTGCAATTACTAGTAATAGTGGGTATGGCGCACGCATTAGATTACGCACCACCATCAATAATGGTTCATACATCATATCTGGAATTGAAGTATTGGAAGGTGGGTATTACTATAAAGATATTACTTTAGAAATGGATCCAAATAGCATTTCAATTGATTCTGATATGTTGGTTTCTGCTATACAAGTTAATCTAGACACAATAGATGGTTTAGGATTTGATCCAGTTGATGTATTGAACGCACAACATGTAATGGTAGATGCTAGAATAGAAAAGAAAACAATAAATGATGCAACAAGTATTATACTTCCAGATAAATTGAATTTTTTTGGTCTTGTTCAAAATCCATCATCTACAGTTGGAACAAATATAATCACATCTGGATCTAATAAAAATCAAAAGTTAGATATTGTCTACAGAACAACTATATTGGCAGAAGTATCTACAGACACATCAATAACTCTTCCAACAACAGATAACATATACAACACGCAGGGAGTAAATTCAACAAATCCCAGTGTAACATCAAGTACAACAAATGATGTTTTTATTGGTGGTGTAGGAGGTATCAATGAAGGTGGAGTGGCATCTTTTTATATCGCAAGCGAATTAAAAAATGTAGCATATGCTAAAGCAAATTCATTGGTTGGAGTCACCCTGGCAAATAATGTAACTATTACGGCAGTATACCAACAACCAGAATTTATTCAATATACTGGTAAAATTCTGTCAGTTAAGAAACTAAATACAGATCTGCCAATAAGTGATGTGGATTCTGTAATTATTCGTATAAATATGATAAAGGGAATGTAACATGCCACAAAGTCCTCTAGGTTCAGATTTACCCCTAAGCGGTTCACCATACCACAGTAGAGTATCTTCACACTATGGAAGTGAAGATAAGAATTACTATATGGTGGCATTTACCCCTGGATACGCTTTACAAGCATCAGAACTCAATGAAGTTCAAGAATTATTCTTTCTGAATCAAAATCTAACGCAAAGAATGAATAGTAATTGGTCCGCAACTGGTTACAGTGATCCATTTTGGGAAGGGTTGATTCCACTACAATCAAATGGATGTACAGCATCTACTCCAATTATCGCTCCCAGTATAGGCACTACTGTTAATAATGCAACTACAAATGTGACTTTTAATGCTGGTTGGTATCTTTGGACAGAATATTCAAGCAAATTGAGTTTTTGGATATATTTAAGTAGTACATTACGAAGAACAGTAGAAACTACTGCTGCGAGTGGAGTAGGCACATTTTATATTGGTCTTGATGGATCAACCAATCAAATAAATTGCTGTCCATCAGCAGAATGCTCAGATACTCAAGATCCAACACTTAGAGACAATTCTAGAGATGGAAGCACCAGTAATTCTTACTTTACTTGTGGTGCTGCAAGATTGGGAATAACTTTTGGATCAACTCCAGAAATACGAAATGCGATTGCTTCTAATTTTTATCCAATATTTAAATTTAGCATAAATGGTGCTACGGCAACAGTCAAATTCATGGACGATCAACAAGTTTCAACCTAAGCGGATTAACTACAAATGGCATTTAATACTAGTATTTCAAATTTAACGGGAACTTCTACCTTTTACGATTGGTATCAAAAAGAAAATAATGAAATTATTTCAAAATTAAATCTTGCCCAAATCTCAAGTATTACTGGTGGAGATGGTATTCTTGTTGGGTTAAGCGCATCTAGTGGTCTTGCTACTCTTTCCATTGGTGGAACATCTGGAAATATAGCAGCAGGATTAACTTTTAGTGGTTCAATTTCTTTCTTAGGTGAAACAGTATTTCCAAATATTTCCTATAAAATTACAGGAGTTACTACAGGAACTTCTGGATACACTTTTGGTAACATAGTCAGAATCACATCAACTGGTTATACTCTCGCAAAGGCAAACGGTGCAGATAGTGCTGAAGTTGTAGGTGTGATTTCTTCAATGAATCCATCATATTCTGTAGTTTCTCTTTCTGGTAAGATAGATGGAAACTTTACCACCGTTGCTGGTGGAACTCTATCCCCAGGTTGTGTATATTTCTTGGATGGTCAAACTGCTGGATTTCTAACAACCACTGAACCAACTACAATTGGATATGTTTCAAAACCAGTCATGATTGGTATTGGCGAAACAGCAGGAATGATTGTTCAGTATCGTGGAAACTTTTTAAATGCAACATCTTCTGGATCTGGGTTTTCTGGGTCAAATATCATTTATGTTGCATTTCCAAAAAGTCCAGATCCAACACTTCTTGGATTTACATTAGGCACATTCCTCTCATATGCACCACATGTCGCAGGAGCATCTGCATCCGTAAATGGTGCAACATTCTTTAACCAAGTATTGGCAGATACTGGCAGAACTGCATTAAATAAAGGTTGGTTCATTAGCGGAAGTAAGAACTTTATCAGTAGATTATATACTCCAGGAACTCCATTCTATAATCTGCCATGGGAAGATGATTTTGTTGTTGGAATGATTCAAGGTATGGTAACCACTGGTAGTGCATTCGTTTACGAAATTGCAACTAAAGGATATTCAACCGTAGTTCCTCTTGGAGTTAGTTCACGCAATCCAAACGATGGTATATATTATCTTGCTGGAACCACATATACAGTTGCTGCTCTAGGCGTTACTGGACAACTAACATTAGGTGCTACATCTAGCAATTCTGCATATCAACCAGTTTATCAACTTGGTCGTAACTTTATAAATGGAGTGCCTAGACCTTCAAATTTCTATGTGGATATTCGTCCACTGATGAATAGTCCAATTACAAGTTCACATAGATCTACTGCGGTTCCAGAAACTCTTACCAATGGATCAAACACAACATACAATGGAGATTTCTCCATATGGCAAAGAGATGCTGGAAATAAATCTGGAGCATATACGACATATGGTGATGTTTACTTTGCCGATGGATGGATTCGTAGACAATCTGGATTTGTAGCAACTAATACAAGTTCACAAAATCTACAAAAACAAACATTTGACAAGACAGATACAAGTGTTGAAGGAACTCCAACAAATTATATTGATATTAAATGTTTAGAAGATCTTGCAAGCACATTAAGCACAACAACATCAAATCCTGTATATTCTATTGGTCATGTTGTTGATGGAATCAATACTTTTAGTAATACTGCAATAACGGTAAGTTTCTATGCCAAGACAGCAGTGTATGATAACAATTTCAAAATAAATGTGTATTTTGGACGATATGGAAATGGTGCTCTTGTTGAGAAGAATATCATTGGACAGATAACTCCACAATCAAATTGGACTAAGCATACACTCAATTATAATGTTCCAGCATATACAGATGCAACAAGTTATTCAAATGATTATGTTGAAATTGGTTTGGATTTGAATCCATTGATTCGCACTGCGTATACCAGTGCAATCCCATCTGGCAACAATGTAACTATTAGTGTTGCATCAATGTGTGTGTATCCAGGATCATTTACTGCTCCTCCACATATGTTCATGACAACTACAGAGAAATTAAAAATAGCACAGAAATATTATTACACAACATATTCTGATTCACAGACTGTCGGATCCCAAACAATGTCAAGTCGAAGTGAACCCGAATTGAACACTTATAGTTTTACAATACTTCCAAATGCTCAATTTTCTGTATTTAAGTTACCAACTAAAATGAGAGCAAATCCAACTGTAACTGTATATTCGCCATCTAGCGGGACGGCGAATGAAATGTTTAATTATACTTTTGGAAATGACTTAAGAAATGCTGCGGGGTCAAGGGGGTACAATGGATCAGTTCGTACAGCACCTCTGGGAACACAAACAACATCCACATCATCCGATAATCCCGCAACAAATGTTAGATTGAATGTAAATTCTGGTGCAGTGTTTTACGATGTAGTCAATTGCAATGTAGTAGTAGATTCAAGTTATCCAATTTAATGGAGAAATAAATGGCAAGTTGTAGCAACAGTTCAAACATCCAATCATCATTGACTTCCCTAAGTGTTGTTCAGGGAGGATCGCGACTAGTCACAGATATCACACGAATTTCTGGTCTTACAATTGGAAATGTAATTCGTTATGATGTTTCAACTACTGGGTTTACTGCTTCTAATGCAAATGATGCTCCAAGTTCAGAAGTATTTGGTGTAATTGAATCTCAGAATGTTTCCACAAACACATTTAGTGTTGTCATATATGGTTCAATTAATCTTGGATCATCTTATCTCGCAGATATGGGAAGTGGTGGGGGATCTGGTGGAAATGACATTTATTTTCTAAGTGGAACTACTGCTGGAACTTTACAAAATCTTGCTCCAACAAGTTTAAATCATATTATCAAACCAGTATATCAAGCAGCACCACATGGATCATTTTCTGGTGTTGTGATGAATTACCTTGGATATAAGATAGGTGGAGATATAGAATCTGTTCTTGAAGATACAGAATTGGGAAATATTCTAATAGTTCTTGGCACAAATGAATTTACAGAAGGTTATGTTGATGCTTCAATTTCACACGAACTTGCAATAGCAGATTATGGCGAGTTTTATTCTAAATTTGGAACTCAATACGGATATGTTGAAAAGATAGTTGTTAATGAAAATATAGGTGGCTCTATACTAGCTGGAATGAAAGCAAGACAACTAACATCTGGATATGTGGGAACTATTGTAAGAACAGATAGTGCAAATAAAACTTTATATCTTTATAAATCACCAACTTCAAGTCTAGCAAGCACTTTTAGAAATTTGATTGTTGATACAAGCAGTAATACAGTTCAGACATTCACTATTGATTCTACAGAGATATATGCTGTACAATCGCCAGTGATTACTTTATCACAACCGTTGAATATTAGTGGTAAAGATGGAACAAATGTTGTAACCCAAAAGGTAAATACTGCAATAAAGGTAAAACCCCAGGGAATAAAAGTAAATGTTCCAAGGTCAGTGACAGTCACATCTTTAACGGCATCTAATATTGCTCTTGGTATTACATGGGCAGATGTTGGAACTACATTAACAAGTTATGATACAAGATTAAAAGCACTTGAGGCGATAGTTAAACCATAATGTTTTACGGAAGCAGTCCATATCTTCAACGAAAACTTCTAGGAATTCTTGGAGCAACTGGTGCTACTGGAGCAACTGGTGCTACTGGAGCAACTGGTGCTACTGGTTCTCAAGGATCAATTGGAAATACTGGTCCTGGTTTAACAGGAATGACTTATTCAAACGCAGAAATAATCCACACATATACTGATGGATCCAGCATTGCTGTTTCTTCTCCAAATGGAATACAAGGGTCTGATGGTGATTATTATATCTTTGCTGATGGTGAGAATATTGTAGCAGGAACTCCAGGAATATTTTCTGGATTATCTCTAGATACATTTCTACCTCAAGATAGAGATGGTATCTTCACAATATCAAGATTGAATATTCGTGGAATAACAACAAGTTCACAAAATAGTACTCTTACATTAATTGGAATTAGTAGTTCTGTAGATTCCAGAATGATAAATGTTCAATATAGTTTATCAGGTCTTCCATATCTTGGATTGTGTGGTGGATCGGAAGGACAACTGGTTGTATTCCAGAATGGAACCAGATTTGTTGGATTGACTGGTACAAAGTATAATATAGATGCAAAAACGGTTGACCTACAATCTCTAAATTATGGAGAAAGAGTTCAATTTGTAAGACCAATACTAAAAACATTATCCTCAACAACAGGAACAGTTCAAAGGTATTTCTACTGGCCAATAGATTGCCAAAATGCCAATACATTTGTTTTAAATTCGTTTCAAGATCAAATTGTAGCTGGAACTCAAACAGTTGCTCAGGTAGTTTTAATTAAAAATCCACCAACTGCTAATATAGCAAAAGCAATCACTATAGTTGTACCATCAGGAATCACTGGTGGATTAGTAACTAAATTTGCTGTTGCCGATGATGTATCTGGATTTACATTAAATGATGCAGATTTCTCTGTATCTTGGCCATTGACATATCCTCCATGCTTCACCAGTGGAGTAGATGTGATAAATTCTGTACATCTTGATGGAATTTGGTATTCTAATTATGGATTATATGATTCAGGAACAAGTTCTGTTTCATGGAATACATCATATAGCGATTGCCCAGGATCATATAATATACCAGATCCAGACTATCCAGCCTATGATCCAGTTGGTCTTTGCTGTGTTGGTTGTAGTGGTGCATCCGCTTCATTTGTTGGCACACAATCATCTTGTCAATTGTTAATATCTCAAGGATTGGCACAATTCTTTGAAGGAAAAGATGGAACATATAGTGGATGTACATTTAATGATGCTCCTGTTGGAATTTGTTGTTATAAAAATGGAAATAATTCCACAATCAAACATCCAAATCTACTTAGATTGTGTGATTGCTTAAGACTGTCTAGAAATTCAAATGCACAACCATGGTCATATTGGCAACAAATAGATAGTTGTTGCAAGAATATAAATTGTGTAGATTGTGATGCTGCGTTTGACGATATTGGTGCTTGCTGCGATGGTGTTGGTGGATGTGAAAACGATACATCTCGGACTTCGTGTGCTAAGAGTGGAAAATATTGGCAAGGAAAAGGAACAGTGTGCCAATATTTTAGTCCTATTCTAGGAGATTTACCTTATCCCTATCAGATCTGTTTAACAGGAACTGCTGGGTGTTGTGTAACAGGAACCTGCTCAGATGTTTCTAAACAATCTTCTTGCTCTGGATTATATTATGGATGTGGTCATACATGCGGATCATTTGATTGCGTGGATAATCCACAAGTTATATGCCCTTCATGTCTTGATTCAAATCAAATATTCCAAGTTAAAAAATATAATTCTACTGGCAGTTTTATTGCATTTACTGAAGTCAAAATTGGTGATTTCTTTGCAGGTGGAATTGTTGCTGGTGTATTCAGTCCAAATGGAGCAACATGCTTAGGAAATAAATCTGCATTTGGTGGAATATACGAAAATTTACCTCTTAGTTCTTATAGCGATGATGCCCTTAGAAATTCAATCACTGGACCATTAGTATTTAATGAATTAAATTCTGGAACTGAAAAAACATCAAGCGCATATAGAAGTGTGTATGATCCAATGGGATATGGATTTACTTTACCAGACGCACATCAATCTAATTGCGATTCATGGTTAATGATTGTTTCTCCATGGCCTGCTAGAATACGAGAAGATTGGGATATAACTACTTATCAATTCACAGCAACACCATTTACAGATTCTACTGTTTCACCAGATACAAGTATATTGCCAGCTGCAGAATTCGTACTAAATGAAATTGGCGAAAATCTAGTATACTCCAGAATAATTAATTTATTCACATGGAGTCATGGTGGAACATCACATTGCTTCACACTCGATAGTAATTTAGATTCAATTTTTGATGGACAAGTATTATCGGAAACATGTCCATTCATTGGATCAGGGATTGGACATGATGGTGCATATGGAACATTGCCTATACTAAAAAATGGAACTATGGGCAATACTTATTGGGGAAATGCTACAAGTTTTGATACATGTCCAGATGTAAATCTGTGTGTTGATTGTGAAGATTCCCCATATGCAAGAACTAGTTTAGGAAGACCTTTCGTATTTAGCAGAAATACTGGATTTTGGTCAAGAAATTGGGGTATGTACAATTCTTGTAGATTGTTTGGTTCTGATGTTGCTGAATATTATCTCAGATCTGGAAATGGTATTGGTGGGCCACTATTTGCCAATCTTAAAACGAGATTTGGTGCTACAGGATATGCTGGATTTACAGCAAATTTCTTTCATACAGGAACACCTACAGCAAAGACAACTATTGCTGAAGGAACTAGCGTATATAACAGATATTATTATTCTTCAGAACAAATGAAATCTGAAGGATATCCACAAGTATCAAGATGGTATGTTCCCAGCATAGACGAACTTTCATTCTTAGCAAAACAATGTGTAGATATAAATCTTCAAGAAAAACTATACAATTATGGAATAACTTATGGAATTCCTATTGGAAGTTCTTCCATAGGAGCAAATGGATATGTTTGGTCATCTACTGGAACATTTGATGAAGGTGTCACACGACAATACATTCAAGCAACTGGTGGATCGCCATGGCCAAATTCTGGAGAAAATGGATCAGAGGTAATATTACCATCCGATTCAAGATATGGGCAGATATCAACAAACCAATTTACCAAGGCGTGGGTATTGAAATTTCCAGAACATAATATTGAAACACAAGAAGCACCATCTCCAAATTTGTTTAAAGTTAAAAAAGCACACGACTTTGACGATAAATATGAATTGAGATTGGTAAGACTTATTCGTTGTGATCAAAGATATTATGATAATAATTCACCTGAATCTTTAAGAAATAGAACATGGATGGTTCCCAGACTAACTGATGCTGCGGTATGTAATGGAACAAATCAAGCGATAGATGGAATCAATCCGCAGTACAGTTCTGCCAATTTCATTTTAGATCCACAGACATCCACTATATTCAGAAACGCAACATAATATGATTTACGGGTCATCCAGAATTGTACAAGTAGTATCGGGAAATGTTCCAGGGGCAACTCAAGGACCAACTGGTCCTACTGGTCCTACTGGTCCTACTGGTCCTACAGGGTCAACTGGGTCTACTGGAGTTCAAGGACCAATTGGTGCGGGAATCACTGGAGCAACTGCCATAGGTTCCAATGTTGTATTCTTTGGTAATGGACTCTCATTCTCATTTTTCGCCAGAGGAAATACTGGAGTTTCAACGGAAAATGAATATTATAAAGTCAACGGTCTAGGTGTCAATACCGAAAACAAATCAACAAACATAATATACGGATCTCAAGAAGACTATTATCCAGCAAATAATGATATTGTTAATTTTAAATCATTTAGACTATCTGGTGGACTTGGTGCGACATTTGTTGGAATGAGTGCGGATGCTGGAACTGTATTTTTGTTTGGAGCAACGGTTTCAGATTCTCAGATACCATTTGGAAATACAGGAGAAATTCTGTATATAAACAGCAATGCTGGATTTGGAACAGGAACATTAAAGGCAGCAGCTGCTCCAAATACAAGTTTCACTCCAAGCACCCAACAATTAATAATTGATCAAGTATTTTCAAGAGAATCTATATTTAAAAATAAAAACTGGTCAACAATTGGAACTAGTCCTTTTAGTTTCAACAATAGTATTCCATTTTCATATTATGGTGGATTGACTACTGATACATTTGGTAAATCTGTTGTAGAAAATAATATTTCACCAAACTTTATATTTGAAGTTGGTTCCAGATATAAACTCGCAAGTCCAGTTGATAGTATCTCGCTTGGTCAGAAAATATTCTTAGGATTTACAAGTGGATCTACATTTGATACAATCACTTTCATTGATTCCACAGGAATATCATACACCAATACATATCTTCCACAAAATGTAACTAGAGATAAAATAGGATCTTGTTGCTACTGTAAGACCAATGTGACAGGTCAGGTTTGTTTAGATTATGTTTCTCAAGATTATTGCAATGCTATTTCTGGTGTATTTGGAGCAAGTGCTTGTGTTGAGAGATCCACAAGTTCAGATTGCTATTCTGAAGGTGCTTGTTGTGTGTACGATCCAGAAACAGAAAGCGTTCGTTGCCTCAACACAACCGCTGCGCGATGTGAGCAGTTTGGTGGAGTATTTAATGAAGCAAAGACATGTAGTTCTGTATGGGTAAATGGGCAATTATTTACATGTCCAACAAATTTATGTAATAGTGGTGGAGCACAAATAGGAAAATGCTGTGTTAATGGAAGATGCTACAATCTATCTAGCGGAGATTGTGCGTCTATTGCAGGATCTGTATTTCGTGCAGGATCGACATGTGCATCTGAGGAAGGCGATTCTGTTTGTTGTTCTGTAAGTTATGATCTAAAGGGTGCTTGCTGCACGGGTATCAATTGCATAGATGGTGTTCTTCCTCAAAATTGCACTGGAATCTATCAAGGTGCTGGAACAAAATGTAAAGAAGTCAATTGCTGCGGGTATTCATTCTCTGATGATTATTTCAAGGGAGCATCTGGAACTAAAAATGCATGTAAAGCATTAGGAGCAGATCAAATTTATTCGTGTCTTCAACCAGGAGATAAACTTGGTGGTGGATATTTTGTAGGATTCGTAGGTATGCCAAATCCTTGTGATTCATTCCTTTCGCCATCTCTGGCATTTGGTGAACCACTTGAATGTATGATCTATCCAAGAGGTAGATTGGAAAATGTTCCAAGTTGGTATCTCAAGACATGCAAGGGAATAACAGGAAATGATAATACAGGATCTATTGAATACTTTGCACGAACATATCCAAAGATTCTTCCAAAGGATGCCTTGGATTCTCGCTGTATGCTCAAGGCAGGAGCACCATTTGTTCAACAAGCATATGCATTGAATGGAGTTGTTTGGCCATCAGAATTGATGTTTGAGGGTGGAACAAATTATTCCGCAAATCGTGGAGCATTCTCGTATTCATTGGTTGGTTCAGGTCTAGCAGTTGAATACTTAGATCAGAATAATGCAACATTATACAAATATCTCTCACAAAGAGTATATGGACAATCAGATATTCATATTCTTTGGGCATTGATAATTGGACCAGAGGATGTTGAAGTTTCTACAACACCAAATGGAACAGATGGTGGATCTAGACTTCTCAGTTGGGGAATGATGCAGGGAGCACATAAACCTGGAGTGACTGGTGTTCCATTGGATATAGTGCTGGAAGAAATTCCAACCTATCCAGTAGATGGATTACTGAATACAAGAATTCATGATTCATCTTCAAAGAACAATCCACAACTTTGGTTCAGAGGAATCACTGATGAAAACGCATATATGCGTTTCTCATTTGGAAATGGTCCAGCATGGACATCAAGTGTTAGAGAATCTCAAATTACAACAAACATAAATTCATTTAAAGAAGCATATACTGAAATGTGGAATAATAAAAATCCACTATCCTCTGCTATAAGACAAATTTCTAATATAAATGAATCTGGTCTTTATGGACATAATGATTGGTACATTCCTAGCATCATTGAATTGAACTACATCTACAATAATGTTGCACAACTAAATGCCGCATTTGCTGTCAACGGCGATCAGCTATTGTCAGGAAGCGAATATTGGAGTTCAACAAGTGTTACTCGTCTCAAGAGTTGGAGTCCTTTTCTTCCTTTGGATAAAGATCAGTATGTTTTAGAAAATATTGATCCACAAATAGAACCATATCTTTCTGACAATAGGTTAACAAGTAATAATATTAATTTCTTCGCCAATGAAGATGAAGCATATAAATTCACAATGGCAGTTGCTAATGGACAGAAAATGCTCACGCAAGTGTTTGATGGCACTTCTACTACTGAAGGTATGATCAAATCACAAAATAGAAATGCTAGAGTTGCTAATCTAAGACCAGTTAGACGAATTCCTTTAGTGGTTACTTGTAAGGATTTCTACTATAGTGCATCTATTCTAAATAATTATTGGTCATCAGGATCTACAGGATGTGCGTCTTGTCTTGACATTGTAGAAGGAATGTGTACATGAGTAATAGTCCAATAACTAATATAATATCTGTAGGAAAAACTGGATCAGTAGGACCAACTGGTCCTACTGGTGCTACTGGAAGAACTGGTGCTACTGGATCTACTGGTGCTACTGGAGAAAAAGGAATATATTTTATCAGCTCTCGCGGATTTGCGAACGGAATAACATTAACATTCTCTGATTCAAGCACAATTGCTGTAAATGGGACTTTCAGAGGAACAACATTTATTGATAAGACTCCTGGATTAGTTCAAGGATCAAATACAGCATCAAGTTCTTTCCTTACACAATATGGATTATTTTCCGCTGTAAATGGTGGAACATTTCAATTTAAAGGATTGTGTGCTTATGGTTCACTGAGAGCATCTTTAACTGGACCAGCAAATGAATATATTTCTATTGATACGATCTATTGGGGTAAAGATCTTATAGGAAATTATGATTCTGGTACAATGACTCCTGGAAGATTGACATTTCTAGGAACTCCAACAGTAGTTATGGGTGCTACTGGAATCACACATACTCAATTAAATAACGATAATATTAGCTTTGGTCATACTGGCACATTTAATTTTCAAAACACATTTTTCAGTTCAGGAACATCAGATGATACAAGTTACAACTTAAATGCTGGAGCAAAAGTAGCTACTATTGGACCAATTCGTAAAGGAGCATTTTCAGGATTAACTGGAAATAATCCAATTGGTGTAGTTGGGACTACGCAGGGAATATACATTGATGCAAATTCTGCTGGAGCATTCATTCTTCATACACCAATTGGAATACGAGGAATCAGCGGAAATTTCAATTCAAATGAAGTTGATTCAATAACACTAGTAATTGATTCTGATGATGTATGGAGATTCCCAGAAAATATTTACTTTGAACCAGATGAAAACTATCTTTCTTGTGGTAAGAATATAATTGGACTCATGACATATGACGGTGGCGAAACCTGGTTGGCAACTGTATCGCATCGTGGTCATGGTGTGGCAGATGTAAACAGAGCATGTATTCCAGGATATTTATTTGGTTCTTGCTGTTATAATAATCCAGATGGTACTCTTGAATGTTTGGATTATACTTCTCGTTCAACATGTGATAAATTATTTGGAAATTTTAGTCCAGCAAAGTCATGTGAAGATTCATGTGGTGGTGAAAACGGAATTTGTTGCTCAAATGGTAAGTGTTTAGGTGAAATTACTGTTGCGTTATGTGATCAATTTGGCGGTCAGTATTGGAGTGGACTCAAGTGTACAGACTACATTGGAAATTTGAATTATCCAATTGGCGAACTAAGTTCAGATGAATTAAAAGCGCAAGGAAGTTTTTGCTATAATAATTGTAATGATACTCCAGTTGTTTGCTGTAAGGATGGTCAATGTTTAGGAAACTATACAAGAGTTCAATGTGAATTGATTCTTGGTGGTAGATCATTGACCGCTGCGTCTTGCTCTGAAGCAGATTGTTGCGATTATGGGACAATTAAGGGTGCTTGTTGTAAATGTACTACTGTTAATGGAATTATACAGTACGAATGTATACCCGATTTATCTCCATCATTTTGCAAATCTCTTGGTGGATCTTTTATGGGTCCAGGAAAACAATGCAATGAAGTAAGTTGTGGTTGTGTTTGTGGACCAATTGGACCATCTGGACCATCTGGACCTAATGACGATCCATATGGTGCTTGTTGTGGTCCTATTGTGCCTCCACCAGAGCCAGAATGGGTAGATCAAGACGGCAATCCAATAACAGATAGAAATCTTGTTGGAAATGTGTGTATGACAAATAATTGTGGAGGTGCAGGTGCTTATACTTGCGTATGTAATGCAATGTCTGTCGCAGATATTATAGCACTGTGCCTCGCGACAAACACACCAGGAGGGGATTGCGTCAGTGCAGCATTTTGTTCAACCACAATGTATTTTGATGGAAATTGTGGATACTGCGATCTTCCTAATCGAGCTGTATATCCAGATCTTCCATTATGTACCGAAGTTCCTCAAGGGGTAATATGCAATCCATGCTTCGTTGTTCCTGGACCTTTAGGACTTCTTCCTCTTCCTCCTGATGAAAATCCCTGTACTTATGTTAAAAAGTCACAATGTAATGGACCATTTACTCCAAATGTAAGTTGTGAGTCAAATCCTTGCGGTAAGGGAATTTGCTGCAAAGATGGAACATGCCTAACAACTATTGGAAGCAAAACAGAATGCGATGCCGCATGTGGAAATTGGTTAGATAAAATTTATTATGATCAACAAGGGCCCACCCCTGGTAGTTATCAGTTTGGATCAGACCCAGACGACTGTGAATTCTGTGCGTTACACCGACCTGTTATGGTTTTATCACGAGGGTTGGAAAATCAAGATTGTGGTCCTGATATTTTATTTAACCGTTTTTCTATGTCTATTGGCGACAGCAGTTGTGCGTCTTACTATATACCGTATATTAATGAAGCGTCCATCGCCACGATTAATACACCTCTCGCTGGTCTTAATGACCAAGGGCCCTATGCAAACTTATTTTCTGATCTATTCTTCAACATATATGGTGTCACAATTCCCTTAAGGTCGCCAGGCGCTGTCACAGCAGGTATAAGACAACAACTAATTGATTTAATGTCTTGTTCTATCTCATCTGAAAATTTAGAGATCATAATCGCTGTTGGAGATAGAGTTTTGCAGGCCTGGCGAGATGCTGGGTGGAATACAACTGGGTGGGGCGGTTGCCCTGTTTCCTGTTGTACATGTATGGGTCAGGGTATGGGGGGTTTCCCTGCGTGCGTCAATAGTGGTAATCCTCTATCTACTGTTCGCGGTTACTGTCAAGAACTAGACCTATGTGCTCTGGCGGGTATACCCAACGATGCAAATAGTTCTAAGATTTGTGGTGATCCTGACACAATAGGTGGTGGTGGTGCGCCACCAATTGTTGAACAGTTGACATGTTTATCACTGGACATGCAACCTTTTGAATTAGGATATTGTGGTTACTCTGAAATCAATACTTGTCAGTGTTCAAATTCAGGTCTTACTGATGATCTAATTAAGAATGTAAAGATGTATCTAAATAGTACAGATTATGTGTGTGTTCCTATTTCATGTACAGATTACTCAGGTTACGAACTCTGCGACGGGGAATCCTAATGTCTTCAGTACAGTTTAGATCAAGAATAAAACCAGCATTTGACTACTCAGATAAACTGAATAGTTATGGTGTTTGTTGTGGTACTACAGGTGCAGACAATAAAACAATAAAATCGTTTACCGAATGTTTTAATGAAGGTGGATATTTTATTCCTACACTAGATGGAAATGCTGACAGTGTTTCATGTCCAGATAGAGATACTCGTCTTGGATGTTGCTGTGCGTGTTCGTATGTAACTCCAGGTGAACTCAATCAAATACCTACTGTGGATAACTATGGAAACACATCAACTCCATATCTTGCATCGGGAACAACAAGTAATGTTTCTAAATGCGAATGTGACCGAGTGAATGGAAAATGGACAGAAGGAACTTGTCCAACATTGACACCAGATAATTGGCAAACTCAATGTTTGAACGCAAGTGGATTAGATGCTAGAGCACCAAGATCTTGTTGTCATTTAGAATTTGATGAAGATACAGGTTGGCCAACTTCTATTACATGTAAAGATGTTTGTTCTAGTAGAGATTGTGCGCTTTTGGGAACTGAAACATATCCATCGGTGTTTGGAGACAATAGATGTACTATACCTCTCCGAGAAAACGATCCAACTACAACATGTGTTGATTCACCGTATTATTCATATATGCTTACAAGGTCTGCATTATATGAAGGATTTGTAATGGGGTCTTGTTATATCTTGGAAGATAACAATGGATCTTTAGAATATTCGTGTTCTATAACACCACAAGCATCGTGTGCTGGATATTGGATTGAAGATCAGGATGAAAATAATTCTTTCTGTACTTCAAGTTTCCAACCAACCAATCCACAAAAAATATCAGGAAAATATCAAGTCCAAACGATGGGTCTTACAGCATTCAATGATTTAGGATTGACTTCTGGAGACACCTTTCAAGGTGGAATTTACATTGGAATATTCAAACCACCAGTATTGAATGGTAAAAGCAGCGAATTATATGGAAATTTAAGTTTTGCAAATCCAACATTGACAAACATGTATGCCGATTCTGTCGGAGGTACTGCTTCACAGTGGGCATTGATTGTAAATGAAACTAAATATTCTGTACCATTTATAAAAGGAAATGAAATTGATGTAGACTATACCACTTCATTGTGGGATGGATATTACAATACTTATGGAGATGGAGTATTCAATGGAATCAATAATGCTCTGACCAATACAATTAGATACGCTGATAGGGGAGGATTTATTGATTATTATCTACCATCAATATATGAATTGTATTTCTACAATGCATATCTTTATAGAAATACTAAAAATATATCTGGAAATGTAATGTCGTCTTCCATATTCAATACTAAATACTTAAACAAGACCACACAGAAATCAAAGATATCTGGAAAAGGATTTGTGTATGGAGTGGGTATGAGTATCAATTATAGTGTAAATTATAAAACTTTACTTATAGAAAAAACAAATACAGAGAGTGCTTTATTTTTTAGAAGAATCGTATTACAATAAGGATTTTTTATCATGGGATGTAATTGTAAAAACAAGAATAATGGTGGGGAACAACCACCCCAAGAACCCGCTCGCGCAGCAGCACCTGCGGATATCGTTTTCCGTTCAGAACAAGCAATTCCTCAGGGGGGATTAAAACAAAAATTGACCATGATGCAGAGTTTTGCCATGGCAATTACTTCTCGCGGAATGAACAACGAAAAAGTTACAAAACCAATCAAACAACTTCGGGTCTTAAGTTGCTTTGGCAATCAGGGTCAGGGTGGGGTATTACCACAATGTGAACATCTAAAGAAAAGTACAACAGACGGTAAGTTTTTCTGTGGTGGATGCGGATGTGGTGATCGTAAAGGTACATGGTTGACTCCAGATGATCCAGAATACAGTAAACTGGATTATCCAAAGTTAAACTGCCCATTACAGATGCCTGGATTTACAAATTATGAAAAAGCAAAACCAGATGAATCTGCATCCCCAATAACAAGAAGATATTACATTGAACAGTTGCCATATAAAGATATAGAACACATAAAAGTAACTACGCACGAAGTGCCTATACAACCACCAGAAGTTCTAAAATAAACAAAAATACTCTCCTTATAAATAAAGTAAGGAGAGTGTTTTAATGGCTTCAGTAAACGCACCAAATTCAAGAGAAACGCTTATAGAACATGCTCTTCGTGCTCTCGGACATCCCGTAATCCAAATAAATGTAGATCAGCAACAATGCGAGGATCGTCTTGATGAAGCATTGCAATATTTTACCACCAGACACTATGATGGTGTTATAAAAATGTTTTTCAAGTATCAAGTCACTCAGACGGATCTGGATCGCGGGTTTATAAATGTTTCGGATATTCAAAATCCAGCTAGCGATCCCAATGGACCCGATGGCACTGATATTGTGTCTGTTGTTAAGATATTCAGATTCGGAACTCTTTCTGGTGTTAATATGTTTGATGTCAGATATCAGTTGGCATTGACTGATTACTTTGGAATCAATCGTGGGTTAAACGGAAGTTCATCAACTCCTCTTGCTGGGTATCAAGCGACTATGTCTTATATCAGTCTTCTTGAACAATTTTTTAGTCCAGAGAAGTCATTAAGATTTAATAAAGTAACAGATAAAATTTATGTGGATGCTTTCAGTCAAGATATAGACGCTGGTGGATATTTAATAATTGAAGCATATGCAGAACTAGATCCAGATGTGTATACTAAAATTTATGATGATCGTATGGTGAAAAAGTATGTCATTGCTTTGATTAAGAAGCAGTGGGGTGCAAACATGTTGAAGTATGATGGTGTTCAACTTCCAGGTGGCATTACTTTCAAGGGACAACAGATATATCAGGATGCCATGGCAGAGATTGTTGCGATAGAACAAGAGTTTGAAAGATCATACGAACTACCGATAGATTTCATGATTGGATAAAAAATGGCAACAAATCCATATTTCAACGAATATATCGGAGAACAAGATCTACTCATTGACTTGACGGTTGAAACCATCAAGGCTACGGGCAGAGATATGGTTTATATACCTAGAGAATATGTCAATAAAGATGTTATCTTTGGAGAGGATGTGCTATCGCAATTCAGACAATCTTATATAATTGAAATGTATATTCAGTCTGTTACATCTTTCGGTGGACAGATGAACATCATCAATAAATTTGGTATCAACATTACGGATAAAGTAACTCTACAAGTAGCAAAAAGAAGATTTGATGAAGAAGTGGTTGCTAGAGATTCCACCATCACACATCCACGCGAAGGCGATTTAATCTATTTTCCATTCAATAAAAGTTTGTTTGAAATAAATTATGTTGAAGATAAAATGCCATTCTTCCAATTTGGAATTCTGACAACCTATACACTCACATGCGAACTCTTCACTTATTCTTATGAAACAATAAACACTGGTATTGCGACTGTAGATGAAGTAGAAGAAAAGAGAAAATACAATATGTACGAATTCCAAATTTCAGGAGCTCCAATTACGGGATCTATAGTATTTAAACGAGGAGATACTGTTTATCAAGTTTATGGAGTAACTGGTGCTGGAGTCACATACTCTAATGCTACAGCGGAAGCGACACTTGTTGAAATTACGGGAGCATATGCGTATATGAAAGGTATAAGTGGAATATTCGCAACAGGTCCAAGTGGTATACAATCTGTCAAGAATACAACTACAGGAACAGAATATTACCTACTGAATTACAATACAACAAATGTGAATCTTTCAGTTGACCCAATTGCTGGAGTTAATGAGATTGAAAATGATATCTACGCAGAAGCAGCAGACAACGAACTTAATTTTAGCAGAGATAATCCATTCTCAGAGGAATGCTCATAATGTGGACTGTAGGTCAATCATATTATAACGAATCCATTAGAAAGGTAGTTTTAACCTTTGGTTCTATATTTGAATCTGTGTATATTACTCGTTATAATGTAGATGGTACGGAAAAAGAAAAAATACGAGTTCCTTTGAGTTATGGAAGCAAAGAAAAATTCTTCTGGAGACTGTCGCAAGAGAGCAGTCTGTCAAAGAATAGTAGAGTTGAAATTGTTCTTCCAAAAATGGGATTTGAAATTACAACATTGATTTATGATCCAAGTAGAAAATTAAATAGAACTTTACAACGAACAAATCTTGTTGATGGAAGTGTGTTGAAAGCATATGCTGAAGTTCCTTATATTATAAATTTTGCTCTCTATGTTTTTACCAGAAACATGGATGATATGTTACAAGTTATTGAACAAATAGTTCCATATTTTGCTCCAGACTACACAGTAACTGTAAAGATGAACGATTTGAATCAAACCGTTGATATTCCATTCGTATTGAATA